AGTTCGGGGTCTTTAATCTGTTAGTAGCATATCCATACTTATCAAAATATTCATCTATTCGTTTTGCATATTCAGCTCGTATCGACATAACTTGCACAGTAAAGCCCCATGAACCTTCTGCTATTGCAATACCATTTCCAGTTGACTGTCCATGTACCTTGCTACTCTGATTTCTTGCGACAGATACATCATTTACAACTTGTGTAGCGGCTACACCGATATTTAATGCAGCACCACCTACTGCAAGAGGGTTTCCAACTGCCGCGCCAGTAGCCGCTTGTACACTAGCTCCGATTGTTTTAACAGCAAAGCCTAATCCCTCACTAACCTTGCTATTTGCCAGCCATTGTTTATAACTATCACCGAGCCAAGAGACTTCAACGTCCGTATTTATAAACACTGCTTTAGAATAATCATCTTCCACACCGCCGTAATTTTTAGGATAAGCTTTAAACTGACTTGTAGGAAATAGTGTACCACGTAAAACAATGCCACCGCCGTCAAATAATTCGAAATGTAGGTCTACACTATCTCCGTCAGATGTACTTAATCTTAAGAACTTGTATGGATATGTAAGAAGCTTGTTAAATTGTGGGGTATAGCCGTCTACATCACTGTTAGCTGGTAAACTCATAAGAGAAGACCACGGCTGTTTAGCTCCGGTGGCATCCCCGAGTAATGTAGGATACTGAAACATCCTTACAATTCTATCTTCCACTCCATTGTCTACATAAGGCTTAATAGCCGCTTTTATACTGTCTGTATCTGTAATCGGTATTCCCATAACTGGATGTAAACCACTTAATACTCCATTATAAGAAACAACGTCATTGTAAGTTTGCTGTTCTTTGTCACTACTACCAGTTACTAACATACCCCAACGCATATTAAAAGTATTCATATCAGCCAGTTTAAAAATACCAGTGTTTGTACATACATAATCAGCTCCAAGCTCAACCGGTTCTGGGTTGGTATTTTCGCCAATCGTATCAGATACCGGGTGTTCTCTTTCCACAAAGCAAGTAGCCCTAGTCCAGTAATCCCACCATGTAGAAAATTCATCTACTGTATAACCAATCTCAGTACAATTATCAGACTTGTAAGTAACCTCATCAATCCAAGCGAAAAACCACTTGTTATTGTAGTCGGGATTTTGGAAACATACATAATTAGACTGTATACAAGCTCCATAGCCGAACGGCGTTGCGATTGTTCCTCTGTTTCTAATAAAGCTAAAATTATTTCCAGTTGCTGTTACGTGTTTATCATTAGAACATAGTGCTACAATCTCGTCTTCATTATATCTAAGAACATTATTGTAATCTCTATCCATTTTAATTCCTTTAGCTAAAATTATTCTACTATTTCTCATTTACAATACCTCTTTTCATATTCTCTCATCACAATATCAATTCGCTGTTGTTCGTAATCTTTCGTAATATCAAGTTTATCTTTAATATAAGATAGTACACATAAATCATCCGCTAGTGTTATCAGAGATTTATATTCGCCGATATTCATATATCATCACCTCACTTTTTTATCATAAAGTCTATGCACTGCTTAAAGTCTGTGCCGCAAAGGTCAGTTGCATAGAATATATTACTTTCGCAAAATGTCTTATCTATTAAATCACGCAACTTAGGATTAATTCTTTTATTAAGATTGTATATATTCTTATTGTAATACATACCCTCTTTTATTAATCCAACAACTAATGTTTTAGGTTTTATATCCGAATATTTAGGACATATAAACCAGTTTAGAGTTCCAGTGTTATTGTTAACAAGTAGCCGCGCTAAAAATTTAAAATCTTGATACACGAAAACAATATGTAAAACAGTGCGGTAATGTTTTAGGCTTTCGTCCAGATGTGGCTGTATATTTGTTAACCAGTCGCCACTACCCACCATTTTGTCGCTATCTCCGATTGCATAAGATTTTTCTTGCGGCTTGCTTGTAAGTTCTATACCAAAATTTATAATGTTGTTAGAATTCTTAATCTCTATTACATCTATATCCCCAGCTTTTTGCTTTAGCATTGTGGGGCGCAAGTTCCAACTACCTAAGTATGGACAAACTCGACTTACAGTGTTACCTAATAACCACAAACGAGTTGTACCTCTTTTTCTATCTACTGTGTCATAGAACATCATTAATTTGTCGGGTTCTTTCGCTATATAAAGTGTACGGCTCATAAATTCTTCAAAAATGATGTTGTCTACATCGAGAAAGCTCACTGATGAATAATTCTGTTCTTGAGATAATGCTATATAGTAGCCTATCTTTTCTCCCTTTACTTTCTTAAAGTTTTCTACATCAAAGAACCCGAAGTATATAGCGCCACGCCATGCAATTATTGTATTATATCTGCCGTCTGTTAATTTTTCTATATCTACATCTGAGAAGTAACCTTCTACTTTACTTGTTGTTACCTCATCTTTCCAGCGCCGTAGTAAAATAAATCGCTTGCCAGTCTTAAGATAATATTCTACCGCTTTTTTGTGCTTGAGCTGATAGGACTTGCCTTTACTTTTTGCACCGTAGATTAAATTAAATAGACAATTTTCCTTATCTAGTTTATCTAAGTTGTAATGAATTCCGTCTTCTTTCATTGTTACTCCTTTCTTATATTATAAAAGTCCATATTAATATTGCTAATACAATTAATATTGTAAGACATTCAAAAAATTCCATAATATCTTTATTAGTCATATAATTACCTCTATTCTATAAATCTTGCACGTTTAGAACTATCACCACATAACTCGGCATATTCTAATGCTTTACTTAATATATATGTGGTTGGTAATATGCAACATCCACTTTTATCCTCTATTGTTTCTGTATTTCCTAAATAATCAGTTAATTCTATATGATGTTGTTCATCTAAGTACATTAATATGTGTTTGTTTGTGTCCTCATATTTGAATACTAAGTCATCTTTAAAATTGTGTATGTTGTTGTTTAAGCTTTTAACGCCAGACTTAGGAACACCAGAGACAGTTATGTGCAGTTCGTGTTCTTTCTTAAAATTGTAGTCTTTCTTAAAGCCGTACTTATTTTCGTATGACCTATAAGCGTACTTTTTAGCTCCCTGTGTGATAAATTCTTCATAGTGTCCATCACTATCGAAAACACCCAGTGGATGTTCAATTCCTTTTTTGTCAGTTGGCTTGTATTTATTTATATCTATTCTTAATTTAACAGCAACTTTATTAAGTTTCTTAATAACTTCTATATTATAATCATCTATTACTTTCTTATCGTATCCATTTAATACTTTTATACTATCTGTATCACAATAGACAACATATTCATCAAGCTTACAGACGTTTCTTAAAAGATTGTTTCTTGCGTATGCTGTTACCCATACTCCATAAGCAAAACTTAAAAAAGACTTTTTCTTTTCAGTATTTAATAATTCTTGTATCTCTTCATTTGTAAGTGGTTTATCCTCTAACCAGTCATAGTCGTTGTCGTATTCTACTATATCTCTAATAGTGTTAGTTACAGACATGC